ATGGGTAGGACCCAACACAGTATTACAAGAAGAGAAATAACATACGATCCGTTGCCCTCGCAGAAGGCGTTTCACGAGTGTCCGGCGCGCTTTAAGGGGTTCTCCGGGCCCGTAGGTAGCGGAAAAAGCCAGGCACTCTGCCAGGAGGCTATCCGGCTGGCTTATCAGAATCCGGGGCGCACGGGATTGCTGGGCGCTCCGACTTATGCGATGTTACGGGACGCCACGCAGGCCGCGCTGTTCGAGATCCTGGGCGAAAACGAGATCCCGTATGAGCATAACAAGAGCGAAAGCATCTTGATCCTGAAGGACAGCAAGTCCACAATTCTATTTCGCTCCATGGAGGACTACGAGCGGCTGCGGGGCCCGAACCTGGCATGGTTCGGGCTGGACGAGCTGACTTACACGCCAGAGGAAGCATGGAACCGGCTGGAAGGCCGGTTACGGGACCCCAAGGCACCGCGTCTCTGCGGCTTCGCGGCCTGGACTCCGAAGGGCTACGACTGGGTGTACCGCCGGTTCATCGGCGACGAGACCAAGGTGCACGGCCATGTCGCCATCCTGGCCCAGCCGAATGAAAACGTCCACCTGCTGGCGCAGGTGCCGGACTATTACGAGCGGCTCAAAGACAGCTACGACAAGCGATTCTTCGCGCAGGAAGCTCTGGGCGAATACTTGAGCCTGGACGGCAGCCGGGTATACGGCGCGTTCGACCGCAAGGTGCACGTTCAGCCCCTCAACGTCGATCCGAACGTGCCGCTGCTCTGGGCGCTGGACTTCAACGTGGACCCGATGAGTTCGATCGTCGGCCAGTACAACGGCGGGATATTCCGGGTGCTGGATGAAATTGTGTTACGGCACGCGAGTACCCCGGAGGCCGTGAAGGCTTTCACCGAACGGTACCCCAGGCATGCACTGGGCGTGACGGTGTACGGGGACGCTTCGGGCCAGAACCTAAAGACGTCGGGCGTTACCGACTACCAGATGATCCGCGATGCATTCCAGGAAAAGGGCATAACCAACGTGAACTACAAGGTACCTCCCTCGAACCCGGGTGTTCGCGACCGGATCACTCTGACCAACGGCCGGTTAAAGTCCGCCTCCGGTAACATTGCCCTGCTGGTGGACCCGAAGTGCAAGGAACTCATCCAGGATTTTGAGCAGGTCTCTTACAAGATCGATTCCACGCAGGTAGACAAGGACCGCGATCGCATGCGAACCCACGCGTCAGACGCCGTGGGATATCTGCTGTGGCAGGAGTGCATGGGCGGCCTGAAGATCGGTGAAAGGCAGAGACGACTTTTATAGCCATGGAAAACATCAACCGGGAACATCCTGAATACATCGCCCACAAGGGGATGTGGAAACAATACAAGGACCTCTATGCAGGCGGCGAGCAGTTTCGCTTGAGCGCCTCCGACTACCTGATGCGCCGCCACAAGGAGCCCGGTCCGATCTACCAGGAGCGGCTGAGCCACGTCTTCTACCAGAACTACATTGGCTCGATCATCGATTGGTACGCCGCCACGCTGATGCACCGCGAACCAGTCCTAATGTTCGAGGGCAATGATGCGGCGGCTAAAGACTTCTACAGCATGCTCTACGACGACTGCGACCTCAAAGGAACCAGCCTCCCCGAGTTCTTCCGGCAAAGGTTCGTCCAGATGGCAGTCTGCGGATCCAGTTACATTGTGGTGGACTTTCCCAAGACCACGGGCGCGGCGCGGTCGCGCGCCGAAGAAGACGCCTCCGGCCAATCGCGGGCCTACCTGGTGGATTACGGCCCGGAGGAAGTCATCAACTGGAACTTTAACGAGACAGGCGGGCTGGAATGGATTGTCATCCGGACATCGTGCCTCCAACAATCGCGGGTGACGGACGCCAAGTGGGAGAGCGAGACGCGCTGGATTTACTACGACCGCGAGAACTTCCAGATCTTCCGCAAGGCCGGCGAGAGCAGCCCGATCGAACTGATCGACCAAGGGCGGCACGCGCTGGCGTCGCTCGGCCGCGTGCCGGTTTTCCAGATGAGAGTGACGGAAGGCCTGTGGCTGATGAATAAGTCGGCGCTGCTACAGTTAGAGCACTTTAATAAGTCCAACGCGCTCGGATGGGCGCTCACCATGGGACTTTTCGCCACCCCAGTGATCTACTCGGACCGCGAGTGGAACCAGATCATCGGCGAATCCTATTACATCCAGATGGGGCCGAACGACCGCTTCGGATGGACCGAGCCGGAAGGCAAGGTTTATCAGATCGCCGCAGACAACCTGGGGCAACTGATGGACGAAATCTATCGCGTCTGCTATCTGATGAGCCAGGCGGGCGACGGCGGCGACGCGCGCCAGTCCGCACTGAGCAAGCAGATGGAATTCAGCACTACCGAGGAAGTGCTGCGCGCTTACGGCGACGCGGTCAAGGAGACCTTGCGGCAGATTCTATGGGCGGTGGCGGCGGCGCGGCAGGACAGCGTCACAATCGACGTCGCGGGCATGGACGAGTTCGACATCAACGACCTCGGCACGGAGCTCGACGATGCCAAGAAGCTGCTGGATTTAGGAATCGGGTCGGAGACGCTAAAGAAACAAGTCTTCAAGAAACTGGCCCTCAAGTACCTCAGCGATGCGCGACAGGACATCAAAAACCGGGTCGCCGAGGAGATCGAACACCAATAAGGAGACCTATGGAAGGAATAGATATTCAAGCGATCGTGCGCCAGGCGGTTCAAGAATTCGTCAAAGACGAAAAAGGCAAAAGCGAACCGGCTTACAAAGCGGAACTACTGGAAGAACGCAAGCGGCGGGAGCAGTTGGAACGCCGGATGAATGAGCTGGTGGCGGAGAACAAACGCAGCCGCCAGGCGGCGGAAGAGGCGGAACGCAGCTCGACCGTCAGAGCCGAGCTGCAGCGCCTTGGGGTGGCAAAGATCGATCTCGCGTTCAAGGCGGTACAAGACGGCATCGTGCGTACCGAGGACGGACGCCTGGTGGCACGGGCCGAGAGCGGCGAAATGCCGGTCAAGGACTACCTCACCAACTTCGTCAACGAGAATCCGGAGTTTCTGCCGGCTCGGATTGCGGGGGGAACCGGGATGACGGCAACCCTCAAGGCCCCGGTGGTGGGCAGAGAAGCAGTCAGTATCGACCAAATCCGCCCAGGTATGAGCGCGGAACAGATGCAGCGGGTACGTGAGGAGATCGTGCGGGTTGCATCACAGTCCCTTCGGGGCATGTAGCAGTACCGGCACACTGGCCGGCAAAAACAGTCAATAAGGAGAAAGAATGGGAGCAATTACATCAAACAACGTCGCAAGCGCGATTGTGAAGCTGGTAGCGGCGGACGCATTGCCGGCACTGGTGGCGAACCTGGTCATGGGGAACCTCGTCAATCGCGATTACGAGCCGGTCCTGGCGAATGCCGGAGACACGGTCAACGTGCCGATTCCCCCGGCGATGCAGGCGAACAACATCCTGGAGGGCGGAACGGTGCAGACGCAGAACCCGAGTCTGGGGAACGCGCAAATCGTGCTGAACACGCACGCGGAGGCAACTTTCCAGATTCCGGACGTGACCAAAGTGCTGGCGGTGCCCGACCTGTTGAAGGTCTACATGCAGCCGGCCGTGATCGCCATTGCGGAGAAGGTCGAAAGCGACCTTCTGAACCTGTATGCCGGCTTTACGGCCAACAGCCCGGTTGGTACGCCGGGCACGGCCATCACCGAACCGACCATCGACGCGGCGGAAACCGCGCTGTTCCTGGCAAAGGTTCCGCCCACCGAGCAGAAGTTCATCGTGGTGGACGCGGCGGCGTATTCGGCGTGGCGGCAGATCCCGCGGTTCAGCGAATTCCAGACGGCCGGCGACGCCGGTTTGATGGCGCTGATCGGCGGAAGCGTGGGGAAGATCAAAGACTTCTTCGTTTTCCGTTCACAACTCGTCAAGAAGACGGGCTCGAGCCCGGTCACCACGCACAACCTCGCGTTCACGCGCGACGCGCTGGGCCTGGTGATCCGGCGCCTGCCGCAACCGCTGCCGGGCACCGGCGCGATCGCGGAGTATGCCGAGTTTGGCAATTTCGGAATGCGCGTCGTGATGAGCTACCAGCCGAATACGCTGGCGCAGCAATTCACGGTCGACATTCTGTATGGATGCGGCGTGTTGCGCAACACCGCCGGCGTGCAGGTGAACACCTAGCGGGAGTTGGGGGCGGCGCTTTCTTCGGACGGCGCCGCCCTTGATATCGCTTCGGGATATGGGAGTTAGGAGTCAGAAGTCAGGAGCCAGAAGTCAGAATGCTTCGGGCCCGTGACTACACACAACGAGAACAGCATTCTCGTGGGGCGGGTATTGCGGCAAGGAAAACATCAAAAGGAGAACAGCATGGACCTGAGACAGTACTACCAAAAGATTCGTGAGAAGGAAGGGACCTTCAAGGATCCGTACCCGGTGCTCGTCAGCCGGGAGACGGGGGATGGCGGCAAGGTTGGCGTGCTCACCGAGGTGACGCGCCAAATCGCTGCCCGGATGGTGGTCGACGGGACGGCGCAGGAGGCTTCGGAAGAGCAAGCCAGGGAATTTCGCAAGCAACAGGCGGAGGTGCTGCGGCTGGCCCAGGAGGCGGCCGAGGCGGCCAAGGTACAAGTCACGGTGGTCACGACCGAGGAATTCAAGCGGATCAGGGGCGGCAAGCCCGGGAAGGAATAGGCGACTCACATGGCTCTGTTCACAGACGGTCCCGTTTCGAGCATCGAAGATCTGACGGCACAGGACTCTCAGCTCCTGAACGTGGCGAACGTCGAAGGGATCGACGTGACGCAGAAGCTGGCGCTGGCCCAGGAGCAACTGGCTTTGGAACTCATCACTCTGCTGGACAGGATGAGCTTCGTGAACCAGTGGTCCTGGCTGGCGCCGCCGCCATCACTCAGAACCGTGGTGGTAACGCCAGCGCTGAAACTGTGGCACACATTTCGCAGTCTGGAGCTTGTGTATGCGGACGCGTTCGCCAGCCAATTGAACGACCGGTACGCCGCCAGACGCGATCAATTTCACGAGCAGGCCAAGCAAGCCTGCGATCAGTTGGCGGCGGCCGGTATCGGCATTGCCTGGACACCCGTGCCGCAGGCGGCGGCGCCGAACGTGGTGGCGGCAGCCGGCAACCTGCCGGACAACACTTACTACGTCACCGTGACGTGGACAAACTCGACTAACGAAGAAGGCGCCCCAGCCGTCACCTCAGCCATCACCACTACCCAAAGCACGCTGCTGGTGCAACCGGTGGCGCCGCCGGCGAACGCGGCGGGATGGAATGTCTACGTCGGAACCGATCCGGACGGCCTGGAGTTGCAAAACGGCTCGCCCATCGCGGTGGGCCAGACCTGGCTGCAACCGGATACGGTGACGACGGGCGGCCGGGGACCGGGAACCGGACAATCGCCCAGTTGCCTGAGGCCTGCGCCGAGAGTAATCCAGAGGGGCTGATGACTACAACGATTGGAAGCGCGATTTCGGCAAAAGTGCTGCAACGGATCACCGGCCCAGCGGGCGTGAACTCCGGCCTGGCCGCGCTCACGCAGGGGAGCGCGGCGGCGCCGAGCCCCTTCAGCCCGGCGCAAGTGCGCTCGCAAAACGTAGCGCCCGACGTGGCGGACCGCAGCAACACCATGCAGTACCCATCGTTGAATGTGTACTGCGAAAAGATCATCAACAGCCTGGTGGAAAAATTTCGCAGCTTTTCCGGCACCGTCCAGATGGCAATTGAACTTCGGCATTCGCAGGACCGGCTGGACGGACTGCAAGACAGCCTGGAACTCTATGCCGACGCGGTGGTGCAGGTTCTGGCAGCCAATCGCGGCGATTGGGGCGACGGCGACTTCTACACCGGCGAATACCAGGTGGCGTTCGGCGCCGTGAAGCACGGCGGCAAGAATTTCATTCAGATAGCCAAGATCACCTTTGAGATGGGAGTGAGTAAAAACTGATATGGCCTACATTTCCTCTAACGCGAACCGATTCTACACGGCGCTGGAAAGCGCGTATGGACAGGTCCCAACGATCACGGCCGGTAATCGGATACCGGCGGTCAAGCTGACTGTCCAGCAGCAACTCGACGTAGCCAAACGCAACGATAAGACCGGCAGCCGCACGTTTGCGGGCCTGCCGATAGGCGGCAGGCGCCGCACGAATTTCGAGTTGCAGACCTACCTGACCTCCTGGCAAAACAGCGGCGGCGGGCCGGGCTACGGGCCTCTGTTTCAGGCCGCGATGGGCGGGGCGCCGCTGACGTTTGCGGGGGGCTCGGTGGCTTCCAGTACGGCGGCCGGCCGGTTGGGATTCGCGGCGCCGCATGGACTGAGCGCCGGGCAGGCCGTGACGTGCAGCGGCGAGATCCGGTTCGTGGCGGCGATCGTGGATGCACAGAATGTGCAACTGAACGTGCCGTTCACAACGCTTCCGGCGGCCGGAGCGACCGTGGCCCCGGCCATCACTTATGTGCCCACAACGGAATTGCCCAGCGTTGGGATCTTCGATTACTGGAGCCCCTCGACAGCGGTGCAGCGGCTCCTGTGCGGGGCGGCGGTGGACCAACTGGAAATCGACGTGAATGGCGATTACCACGAATTCCATTTCACGGGATTGGCGCAGGACGTGGTGGACAGCAGCAGCATCGGATCAGGAAGCGGCATCGCGCAACCGCTTACCAGTTTCCCGGCGGAACCGCAGTTGGCTTCGTTCGACTACTCAATCGTACCCGGCAACCTCGGGCAGGCGTGGCTGGGCACTTCGGCGGCGCAGTTTTTCACCGTCACCAAGGCTTCCATCGTGTTGAAGAACGATCTGGATGCGCGCACCAATGAGTTCGGCTCCAGTTTGCCTCGAGCGATCTCGCCGGGCCAGCGCACGGTGACGGCCACCTTCGAACTCTACAGCCAGGATGACGGCAACACGGCGGCGCTCTATCAGGCGGCTCGCCAGCAATCGCCCATCAGCGTGATGTTCCAGTTGGGCGATGCGCCGGGACAGCTTATGGGGGTCTACCTCAAGAGCGTGATTCCGGTGGTGCCGGAGTTCGACGACAGCAAGAACCGGCTGCAGTGGAAGTTCCGGCCATCGCGCGCGCAGGGAACCGTGGACGACGAAATCGCCGTGGCGTTCGGATAGTGCGATGAACTACGAAAGCGTGTCGGTGGTGGAATCGCGCGTGGCGAGCGGTGTGTCCTACACGGTCGCCAGAATGTCGTTCGGCAGGCGGACGGAGCTGATGCGGCGGGTGCGGGAGCTGGCCGGCCGCATGGAGTTTCTGGAGGCCGGCCAGGAACCCGGCGAGAAGATGGACGCGGCTCTGCTCCAGGCGGAAATCGACCGCCTGTACGTCACGTGGGGCTTGCGGGCGGTATCCGGGCTGCAACTGGACGGCGTCGAAGCCACGCCGGAATTGCTGGCCGAAGCGGGTCCCGAGAACCTCTTTCGGGAAGCGCTGGCGGCCGTGAGGGCGGAGACGGGCCTCAACGAGACGGAACGAAAAAACTGATCGTCGCCTTCCATTTTCAGTTGTCCAACCAGGCCGGTTGGAAGTGCGACCTCTGCCGGAGATCCGGTCTGGAAGAGAAGCGGGGCTGTGGATGGCTTCCGAGTGAAGAGCGAAACCAAGCGGCGCCGGTGTGGGCACGCAAGCACATCGCGCTGGAGACGTGTCCGAAGTCGACGATCACGGCGGAGAGCCAGAGCCTAATGGAAGAGTTTCTGGTGCGGCGGCGCCTTCGAGCATTGGACTGGGAAGGGCTGAGCGCACGGCAAGTGGAGGCATTCGTCATTTTAGAAAAGGCGATTGCGACGGAGATGGAAGATGGCCAGCGAAACACAAGACACACTCTATGATGCTTTTTCGAATGCAGCCGGCAGCCAGGCGGAAGCCCTGGAACCGATCACCAGCGCCAGCGACAAGCTGGCGGAATCGCTGCGGAGCGTAACGCAGCAAATGGGCGGAGGCCCGTCTCAGTACTCCGCGGAAACCAGTTCGAACGCGTCGAAGAGCGGAGCGAGCGAGGCGTTATCCATCGCCACCACGGTGTTGGAGAGCGGGCTCGGGATAATCCCGCTGGTGACCGGGCTGATCGGGCTCTTTAGCGACGGCGACAGCACGCCGGCCCCCCTGACCAAATACGCCATGCCGTCGAAGATCGGCTTCGAGGGCGCGGACACGGGCACCGGAACGAGCGACATGGATTACGACCAAATGGGCACGCCGAGGCCGTACAATGCGGCGCCGGCGGCATCGTCGCCGGCATCGTCGCCGGCGTCGCAGATCACGGTGAACGTGCAGGCGATGGATTCGCGGTCTTTCCTGGACCACAGCAGCGACATCGCACAAGCGGTCCGCGACGCCATGTTGAACCTGAGTTCGATCAACGACGTAGTGAGCAACCTTTGATATGGCGACTTTTCCCAAGCTCAAGACGAACGCCGTGGCGCAGTACCCGGCGTCTAAGACGGCGCGGCTTCAGAACCAGGCGCTTCGTTTCCTGGACGGCACGGAGCAACGGTATCGCGATTCTGCCGGGCCGCTCGATCGCTGGATCATCCGGCTCAACGATCTGGACGAAAGCGAAATGGCGGCGATCGAGCAATTCTTTGCCGATAACCAGGGCCAGTTCGGCAGCTTCGCGTTTACCGATCCGTGGGATGGGACGGTATACCCCGATTGCAGCCTGGCGAGCGACGAATTGGGTCTGACCTGGCAGGCAGAAATGCGCGGCACGACATCGCTGACGGTGGTGGAGAACCGGGGATAGACGCATGCTTGTATACCCACAATTGACAACCGGGGCGCTGAGCCAGTTTCCAATTCAGAAGCGACGGCGACAGCGGACCGTGGTGAACACGGCGGCCGATGGAAGCGCGATCAAGCTAGCCGATCCAAACGGGGCACTGACCGAGTGGCAGTTGCAGTACGCCGGACTGAGCGACGGCGAACTGGCAGCGCTGCAGCAGTTCTTCGCGGCGGCAGAAGGAACACTCAACGGATTTACTTTCCTCGATCCGGCCGGCAATCTCTTCGCGTGGAGCGACCACCTGGAGAACGCCGTATGGAGCCTCGGCTCTTTCCTGACCAGGACTGGAGGCGTGGCCGACCCGGCGGGCGGGAACAACGCCTGGCTCCTGACGAACTCCGCCACCGGCGCGCAAAGCATCACGCAGACGCTGGCGGCGCCGGGAGGATACCTGTATTGCCTCAGCGCGTGGGTCCAAGCGGCGGCGGCAACAACCGTGACGATGTCGATCGGAGCGAACCGTTCCACGCAACCGGTCCGGGCCGGTTGGAATCGCATCGCATTCACCGGAAGCGGAGACGCGACAGCGGCGTCAATCGTGCTCGGGTTGGAACTCCCGGCCGGGGCGGCCATCGATGTGTACGGGCTGCAGGCGGAGCCGCAGGCCGCTCCATCCAAATACAAAACAAGCACGACGGGGGGCGTCTATGAAGCCGCGCGCTTGCGCGATGATGCGCTTACCTTTACGACGGCGGACGTGAATAACCATTCCGCCACGGTGAATATCCTTTATGCAAGCCATCTCTGATCTCAAAGAACAGGCGGTAGTGGATACGCCGCTGATGGTGTTCGACTGCGCGCTGTCCAACGGGCAGACCGAACACTGGAGCACGCATGCAGCGACCGTGGGGCAGACGGCATATGCGGCGCGCGTGGTGCAGCACAGCGCGTTCGACATCCAGACGGCCTCCGACCAGGGGGTCGACGGCAGCCCGCGCATTTCGATTGTGCTGGCCAACGCCGATTCGCACTTTTCGGAAATCGAGCGCTCATGCGGCTGGAAGGGCGCGGCACTGACGGTGAGCTTCCTGTTCTACGATTTGCGCAACAACGCTCCGCTGACGGACGCGGCGGTGGTGTTCCAGGGGATCTGCAACCCGCCGGACCAGATCCAGGAAGCGACTTTCCGGTTGACGGCCAACAACCGGATGAACCTGCAACGGCTGATGCTGCCGGAAGTGCGCATCCAGCGCCGCTGCCCATGGGACTTTCCGGCGACTGCGGATCAACGGGCGGAAGCAGTGAGTGGCGGCGCCAGCGGCAAGTACTCGATGTTTTACCGTTGCGGCTACTCGCCAGATATTGCCGGAGGCAGCGGGGCCATGAACGGGAGCGTGCCGTACACGACGTGCGGGTACACCCGTTCCGATTGCCAGGCGCGAGGAATGTTCACGAGATTCGGCGGCCTCGAGTTTGTGCCTCCAGCGATCGAGGTTCGGGGATACGGCAAGGACTGGACGACATCCAACCTGTCCGTCAACCAGGCACGTTACAACGACTATGTGCCGATGGTATACGGGACGGCCTGGTATGCGCCGGACGTGGTGTTTGCACGCAACGATGGAAACCTGACCCGCATGGAGGTGCTGTTGGGGATCGGGCAGATGCAAGACGTGCTGACCGTGCTGGTGAGCGGCGTGGAGATTCCGCGAGGCGTCAACGGATTGAATATGACGGGCTCGGGCTGGTATAACATCGAGACGCTGGGAGCGCGGGACGGCTGCTTCGACAACAACTTCACGGACGCCAGCGGGAATCCGGCCGGCGATCCGTACGGCAGCATGGCGTACCTTTCGGCGGTGGTTCCGAACCAGCTCAATAACGGGAACTCGCTGCCCAGTGTGCAAGTGCTGGTACAGGGTTTGTTGGTGCCGGTATACGGCACGGACGGGACTTATATCAGCGACCAATTCTCCAGCAACCCGGCGTGGATCTTGCTGGACGTGCTACGAAGGAGCGGCTGGGCGGCGGCGGAGATCGACATCGCCAGCTTCGCGCGCACGGCGGCGTATTGCGACGAAGCGATCAACGTCATCGACCCGAACGGGAACACGATCTCACTGCCGCGTTTTCAATGCAATCTGGTGCTGCAGAACCGGCGCAGCGCGGGCGACCTGGTGCGAGGTGTCCGCAATTGCGCGCGGCTGTACCTGACCTATGAAACCGGCGGCGCGCTGCAGCTCAACGTGGAGAACACGGCAGTGCTAGAGAAGCCGGCTAGACCGGTGGGGTCGAACAGCTCGCAGCCGCTCAATGGCGGGTGGCCGAGCTACGAATTCGGGGACGGCAGCAGCGGGTTCTCCGGCATTCTGCGGAAGGCGAACGGGGAACCGAGCGTGACGCTGACATCGCGCAGCATCGCCGACACTCCGAACCGCATGACGGTGGAGTTTCAGGATGCGCTCAACGGTTACCAACAGGACAGCTACGAGATGGTAGATCCGGACGACATCGCGCTGGCGGGGCAGGAAGTTTCCTCGACGCTGATGGCGCTGGGGCTACCGCAGTACGATCAAGCGGCGCGGATGCTGAAATTCAACCTCGACAAATCGATTCGCGGGAATACCTACATCGAGTTTCAGACCAGCGTGAAGGTCTTCGGAGTCCGGCCGGGCGACATCATCACCGTGACGTACCAGAAGGAAGGATTGAACCGCCAGGCGTTCCGGGTTTTGAAGATTTCACCGGCTACCAACTACCGGACGGCGACTATCACGGCGCAAATCCACGACGATGCCTGGTACGCCGACACGAACGGGCAGGTAACCTCGGGATCGGGAACGAGCCAAGGCGGCAACTCCGGAGTGGGCGTGCCGCGGCCCCTAGTGGGCAGCGTGCTGGACGCCAATGGCAACATTCAGTTTGGATTGGAGGAGACGGCGGCCACGAGTAGCGATGGCACGGTAGAGACGAGCGTGACGGTCAGTTTCGTACCGCCGGCCATCGCTGTGGGCGCCGGACCCGGGATGCCGCTCTTGAATCTTTCGCCGACGGTTGGCAGCGGCGGAACGCTGAAGGGTGGGCAGACGCTGTACTATGCCGTTTCTGGCGAGAACAGCGCGAGCCAGGAAAGCCCGCTCTCTTTCCTGGTGCGCGCGGCGGTGGTGAGCGACGGCACCACCGTGACGCTGACCGGCCTGAGCTTTTCGTCTGGGACCACGGCTTTTCATGTGTATCGGGGCACGACGCCGGCGCAGATGTTCCGAATCGCTTCGGACCAGCCGCTGGCCGCGCAGTTTACCGATACGGGTCTTGCCGCTCAATTGATGGCGCCGCCCGATTCGAATTTCGATCACGCCAATTTTTACTGGCGGTCGGAATTGCAGCCGGAACTTGGGGTGACCGCGCATACGCCTGCTTCTGTGGCAAACGGAACGCTGCAGATGGCGGTGAACGGTTATCGCGGGATGACGGCGCGGATCACACGCGGCACGGGCGCAGGGCAGGAGCGCACGGTAACGGCGAACGACGCGACGAGTTTGACGGTTTCTCCGCCGTGGACCGTCGAGCCGGACGCAACCAGTTTCTTTGCGGTGGCCGAGGCGGGCTGGCATTTCGGCGCGGTGGCCAAGAGCAGCCCGGTGCAGTTTGCGATTCCCAACCGGTCGGGCGAGGTGGTGCAGATTACCGGGCGCTCGGCCAACGTCAATGACGTGGAATGCTCACCGGAGATCTCCACGGTGACGCGTTGGACGATTGGAGGCTCGGGCGGAGCCGACACGCAGGCGCCGCCGCAGCCGTTCTTTGGAATGGGTCCGGGAACGGCCGGCGGCACGGCGGAATTGAGTGGCGTTTCCTTCACCGACCTGACGAATACGAGTACGATTTCTTCGGGCACGCTGACTCTGTATTACTGGAATGAACTGTTGGGCCAGCCCACGACGCTGCTGGCAAGCGGCATGGGGGCGGGTGACCAGACGTTGACCTTGGCGGCGGCAGGTCCTGCGGTGGCGGGGAGCACTCTGCAAATCGACAGCGAGATCCTTCGAGTGACGGCGGTCGAGAACGGCGGCACCGGGTACAGCGTGGCGCGCGGGATCGACGGCACGACCGCGACCACGCACGCGGCGCCGGCGCCGGTTTACCACTTGGCGAACAAGACGGTGATCGCGCCATTTCCCGCGAACTTTTTTGGCAGCCCGTATTGCGGGAACTGGAGTTATCCGGTGGCACTGCCGGATGTGCGCGTGGGATGTGCGGAGCTGTTCGTGACCAACGACGTGGGGAACAGCACGACGGCCGCGATCAACCTGACCCACAACGACGACAACGGGCTACGTACGCTTTCGGGCGGGCAGTACTCGATCCAGGTGGATGGATACCTGGCGGTGGAACAGTGCGTGGCACCACCGATTGTGATGGAAGCGTCGCACGCGGTGCGTGACGTATACGCGGTTATGGGAACAGCGGCGGATGCGGTAGTCCAGGTAAAGGTGAACGTGAACGGCGCATTGTACTGTGTGTTGACGTTTCAGCCCGGAGCGACGCTCTCCAGCAGCGTCAATGGCAACACGCTGCCTCCGCTGACCATGGGAGCGCAGGTGACGGCGGCGGTTACGTCGGTGGGACAGACGAATCCGGGCGCTAATCTCACGGTGCTGATCCGACTCTAATGGCGGAACAATTGACCAAACTGCGGCCGGACCGGGACCTACAATGCTATTTCCAGCGGCCGACGGCGGCAGCGGCGCTCAGCCGGACCAGCGCGAACGGATTCACCGTGTCGGGCAGTTGGCGGCAGCAGTTCGATTGGGCGGTGGTGGAATGGAACCGCGACAACGTGTTCGAGCATCCCGCCCTGCGTAATCTTCCGGATGGCGATTTGAGCGGCGTTCAGCTCAGCTATCAGGAAGCGCGCACGAATTGCATTCCATTGGACTCCACGCTCTATCCAACGGTGGAGTGGCCTTATCTGCGCATCTGGACGGAAACCAACGGCGCCGATACGCTGTACGACGTGCCGCTGAAGAACTATGCGACGGCCGCGGAGGGAGGCTACACTTCGGCGACCGTACAATTCACGCTACAGGGTGTGGCGGCAGCGGGAGATTACATCGAACTGGCGTGGCTGGACCAACATTACAACCACTGCCTGGTAGGAGGCGACACGCTGGAGAGCGCAGCGAGCGCGCTGGCCGGAGCCATCAATCAGTTCGGCGACGGCAGCGTGACGGCGGCCGCCAGCGGCGTCCAGATCACGCTCTCTTACACGGCGGAAGCCGGCGAGAACGCCAATCGGATCGGGGTGTACGGCACGGTGCACGGCGCGGGGACGGAGACGTGGTCGCCGGCCTCGGCGACGTTCAGCGGTGGGGCGTCGCCCCGGCAGTGGCAAGTAAACCTGAACTTCAGCGCGCTCACAGGCTACATCGACCCGGACCGCACGACATTGGTCCCGGTCCCAACGACCAGCGTGCGAAAGATGCGCTGGACGTGGGCAGCCAACCTGCAGCCTGGAGATTTCGAGCGGAGCGAGTATTTGGTGGTGGTCACCAATTGGACGGTGACGGGAAGCAACCTCGTCTACAAGGTAGCGGGCGCGGGGAGCCGGCGGATCGAAGACACGGCCACGGTTATCGCATATTCGCCGCCGAACCAGTGGAGCCAGGGACGGGGTAACTTTTCGGGCGGCTCGATCCACTGGACGACAACGCCGGGGGCTTCGCTCACCTGCTCCTACACGGCCGGCGCGGATCACACCCTTTACCTGGGAACGCGGCGCGCGGACGCGGGCGGGCAGGTCTCGGTGCAAGTGGACGGCGGCGGCCCGCAGACTGTGGTGCTGGCGCTGCCGGGCGACGACGTGCTGGTGCGCGTCCCGCTGGGCCAGTTCCCGGGGCTGACGCAACACACTGTCACAATCACGCATTGCGGAGCCGCGGGCTCGTATTTCTATTTCGATTTCCTGGAGCTCGCGCTGCCAACGAGCACATTGCCCACCTTCAACAACAGTCCGACAACCACTCTCGCGACCGACTGGGATACTGACCACTCGATCTCGCTCGCGCCGGAGCGCACGGCGTGGCTAATCGACACGCTGGGATTCCATGGCCGCGCCAATCATTACGCGGGTACATAGCTCTCAGCGTTACTCCACTGCTGGACCTGGCGCTCAGCGTGGGGCTGGAACCTATACCGGAATGTGATTTTCGGGAGCTTCTGGCCTTCGACCGGCGTAACGGTGATGCTCTCGACCAGCGCCAGAACCGCCCGGCGGCGCTTCTCGAAAGTGAGCTTGCCGTGTACCTTCTCCCGGAGGTCCTCGAACACAGATCGCGCCGCGTCGAGAGCAACGGCGTTGGCATCCTGCGCGGCAGAGAGTTTGCGGAGTTCCGTTAGCAGCACTTCGTTGGCGGTCTTATCGCGCTTTATGGACTCGACCTCCTTGTCGAATTGTGTCTCCGAGATTTGTCCGCGCGTTAACTGTCGCAACGCGACCTCTTCAGCCGTCTCTAGTTGCCCGCGCCGTGCTTCCAGTGCGGCGATATCGTCAGCCACGCGCCGACCTTTGCCGCCCACGGCGACCATCTGCTCTTCGAGTTGCCGGAGAACCGCGCCGGGCTTGGAAAGAAACCACTCGATGTCGTCCCAGACCGCTCTCTCCAGGTCGTCCCGGCGCACAGTCGGGGCTGGGCAAGGCGGGCGTGTCTTACCGTATAGACGCCGGGCGCAATGCCGCCCGATGCAGGCGTAGTGCGTACCACGGCCTGTGTACTTCAGGCCACAGATACCACACCGGATCAGTGTGCGTAGGAGATAGCCGGTTTTGTCGCGTGCCATGCCCTTTTCGCCGTATGCCATGGCGCTAATTTGATTCTCGTGCAGCACGGCGTTAGCGCGTTTCCACAACCCTTCGTCCGCGATGGCCGGGCAAGCAAAGGAGATTACTTTTTCGCGCGGGTTGATCTGGAGGCGCGGGCTACCGTCCTTGTCGCGGACCCAAGATCGTCGGCCCCATTGCCGCGTGCCGGTATAGGTCGGATTCGTAAGGATGACCCTGACGGAGTTTGGCCGCCAGATGCTTTCCTTTCCGGTTTTGATTGAACCCCTGAGTTTTTGCTTGGATGGCGGCAGACCGAGGCCATTCAGATAATCGGCAATCTTCTGACACGATTTACCGGCGGCTGCATCGCGGAATATGCGGCGAACGATATCTACCGACGAAACTCTCAAGCCGGGCAGTGGGTTCGTATCGAGCACCAAGCGCGCGTCCTTGGCCTCGCCTTGCTTGCAATATCCGAACGGAATGAAACCCCCGCAGTAACCGCCGCCTTCTGCCTTGCGGCGGAACCCGGCCATCGTGCGCTCAACAATCCTCTCCCGCTCGTGTTCGGCAAACGCGCCGAAAACATGCCGCATCAGGTGTCCTGCCGGATCGTCCGACGTGGGCTGCGAGATGCACGTCACTTTCACCCCAAGTCGCTCCAACTTCTCAAGGACGTTGAGGAAGTCACGGAGATTGCGCCCTAGTCTATCCCACGTGTTTACGAACAGCTCTTGCACGCGCCCAGCTTTGGCCTCTTCGAGCAGCGCCCGCCCGCCGGTGCGACGCTCTAACGGAACCGTGCCGGAAACCCCAGGGTCCTCGAACAGCCGGTCGATCCGAGTAGCCCGCAACTCGCAGGCGCGCCGCAGCGCCGCACGCTGGTTGTCTATCGTGTCGTTCCGCTGCTGCTCCTCGGTGCTTACTCTCGCATAGCCGACCCTCATGACTGGCCTCCCTCTTCCTCGACATCGAGTACCGTCCGAAGGGCCTCGATCTGCTTGCCAACGTCAGGCGCAAACTCGCGTTGGATCGTGAAGCGCGTCGGGTCGTAGTCTACGTCGAGCACTTCCGCCCACTTCCCGGCGAGATTCTCCTGGCGGGCGCGGGCGCGGGCCTCGTCCCGATTGCGCGTCCAAAGAACCACGTTGGGTTTGGTGTGTGCTTCATCCATGATCTTGGCAATAGCACCAATGCCACCATGAAAGTCTTCAGGTACCGGAATCAAGCACACCCCGTACCAGCGTGCGGGTTGTGGAGTGGAAGGCGGTTTGGCTTTGCCGTACCGTGACAGGACGGCGTGCCGGGCGCTGGCGCTACGCTGCTCGGGCGTGAGGGCTCTCCGCCGTGCCTCGCCGCCTTTCTTGCCCAGGGCCACGGCAGCCGGGCTTTTTCGTTTTCCCATACCCCTATTATACTACGTACCGCTACGCGCGAAAACCATGAAACCCTGAAAACCCGTATTTTCGCGCTACGGGGTGGCAGGGCGCGCCGGGGGTACTTTACCCCTACCCCGACCCTAAAAAGCGAGCCTAGCGAGTCCTAGAGCGAAATACGGGGTGGTTTTAGGGGTCTCCCGGCGTGGATTTGGCCTTGCGGCGCATGCCGGGTGATATCATCAGCCCATGCTGGACAACATCGAAACTGCAAAGCAGTTGACAATTAGTGAGTGTGGGTACGATGAATATTGGCTCCGGGATAAAATATTCGGGGCTCCCGAAATCCTCGGCCTGGGTGAGTTGGAGGCAGTAATGAAGGAGAGGAGCCAAGCGCAGGGCGGAAGACTTGACTTACTCCTCAAGAATCCCGACGACAACTCAATGTTCGAGGTTGAACTGCAACTTGGTGCCACGGATGAGTCGCACATTATCAGGACCATCGAGTATTGGGATAACGAGAAAAGAAAGTGGCCAAGCCGGAGTCATACGGCCGTATTGGTGGCAGAGGAGATTACGAATCGGTTTTTCAACGTGGTTCACCTCCTCAGCATGGCCGTGCCAATAATTGGCGTCCAGGTGAATATCGTGCAGGTTGGTGAAGTTCGGGGGCTGCACTTTACCAAGGTAATCGACTTCTACCAAGAACCGGAAGAAGAAGAGCCGCCGCCCCAGCAGGTATACGGTGAGGAGCACTGGATTAGAAACTACCCAGGCCCACTCGAATGTGAACGCTGGTACAAGACATTACTGGAAACACTATACGGCGAAGTCCCGACAAAATACTTTGAGTCCTACATTACTCTTTCAGTTGGTGGCACTGCTCGGGTGTGGGTTTCGAAGAGGAAAAATGATCGCGCCTTTATCGAGGTGAAGCATGGAGAGGAGAACTTTCAGGAGGCAGTAGACCACCTAAATAACGAAGGGGTCTCGTTCGGCACGCGAAGTGGGAAGTACCTCACATTCAATGTGAATGTGCAACAGCTCAAGGACAGGGCAGCGATACATGAATGGTTGGTATCGCGGTTGTCACCAGAGAATCTAAAGAAAAACCCGCAACTCGCTTACCCGGCGATCGCGGCTGCCAGTACCGCGAGGTGA